CGTAGGTTACGACGCTGAGGGTACATACAGAGACCCAGACGAAATGGGTAACATGTACTTTACCAAGACGTTAGAGGACTGGGCTAGGTTTGATATAAATAATCGTACAAAGCATGATGCATCGATAAGTTCTGGGCTTGCGATTATGGCTACAAGGGAGTATACCTTTGAGCGACAAATCGAAAAGTCGAAAATTATGTTTAATTTTGCAAGGTATGATAATAAGGGATCAAAAAGTCAATTCAAGATATAATGGATAAACCATCTATAAACATAAAAAACAGCCCTTTTCCAAGTCAGATGGCGTCCGATGCTGAAAAAGCGTCAATGGAGTATGGGCTGTCTGTAGGTAAGGCAATTGAGTCAGAATGGTTTAAACGAACTAGTGGAAACTCTTGTAGATACTATGACCAGGCTTTTGATTTTCATCAGCTTAGGTTGTATGCTCGTGGAGAACAATCCATAAACAAATACAAAGAGGGGATGGCTATTGATGGCGATCTCTCTTACTTGAACTTAGACTGGTCCATCATACCTATCATACCTAAGTTTGTTGATATCGTTGTTAACGGTATGAACGACAGGGTCTATGCTATCAAGGCAGAATCCCAAGACATTTCCTCAGCAGAGAAGAAGAACTTGTTCCAACAGACTGTTGAAGAGGACATGGTCGCTAAGGACTTCTTAATGAAGGCAAAGGAAGGATTTGGTATTGACGCGTTTAACGTGCCGCCAGAGGAGCTTCCAGATACACCTGAAGAACTTTCTCTATACATGCAGCTTAAGTTTAAGCCAAGCGTTGAGATTGCTGAAGAGGTTGCTATCAACACAATATTTGAGATGAATGAATACGCTGACTCTGTTAAGCCAGCTATTGATTACGATATTACTACTATAGGAATTGGTGCTGCTAAGCATACGTTCTTACCAGGTGCTGGTGTAAAGATTGAGTACGTAGACCCAGCTAACTTAGTATATAGCTACACGGAGAAGGCAGACTTCTCAGATATCTACTATGCTGGAGATGTTTCTCAGATTCACTATACCGAGTTAAAGAAGATTGATCCGAACATCACGGACGAAAAATTAGAAGAGATTAGACGCTACGGAAGTGCGTGGTATAATAACTTCACAATCATTAGCCAACTACAAGACGACCCGTTCAGTTCTGAATTAATTTCTGTGCTTTCTTTTACCTACAAGGTAGACAAGAAGTTTGTATGGAAGAAGAAGTTCTTAGAGAACGGAGGAGAGAGAGTTATCCAGCGTGACGACTCGTTCAATCCGCCAGAGTCTGAGGAGGAAAGGTTCGAGAGAGTTGAGGCTACAAAGGATGTGTGGTACGAAGGTGTCATGGTCCTTGGTTCAAGTATACTACTTAAGTGGGAGATGCAGAAGAACATGATACGTCCAGAGGCAGCTAGTCAGAAGGCGTTATCTAACTACGTCATCTCAGCACCAAGAATGTATAAGGGTCGCATCGAGTCATTGGTTAGACGGATGATCCCATTCGCTGATCAGATACAGTTGACACACCTTAAGTTACAGCAGGTACTATCTAGAGTGGTTCCAGACGGGGTATTCTTAGATGCAGACGGACTTAATGAGGTCGACTTAGGAACTGGAGCAGCGTACACACCACAGGATGCACTTAAGTTATTCTTCCAGACTGGTTCTGTTATAGGACGTAGCTATACTGGAGACGGTGAGTTTAATAACGCGCGTGTACCAATTCAAGAGTTAAACAGCTCAAGTGGACAAGGTAAGATGCAAGCACTTATTGGGGCTTACAACTACCAGCTGAACATGATACGTGACGTGACTGGACTTAACGAGGCTCGTGATGCGTCTATGCCTAATCCAGATGCCTTAGTAGGCATTCAGAAGATGGCAGCATTAAATAGTAACACAGCTACAAGACATATACTTAACGCAGGAATATCTATAACTAAGAGACTTGCAACCTGTATATCTCTTCGTATCTCAGATATACTTGAGTATGCTGACTTTAAGGACGAGTTCGCAATGCAGGTTGGTAAGTATAACCTTGCTATTTTAGAAGATATTAAGAATCTATACCTACACTCGTTTGGAATATTTATCGAACTAGAGCCAGATATAGAAGAAAAAGCACAACTTGAGCAGAACATTCAGATGTCATTACAGCAGCAGTCTATTGACTTAGAGGATGCCATCGACATTAGAATGATCAAGAACCTTAAGTTAGCTAACGAGATGCTTAAGGTTAAGCGTAAGAAGAAGATGAAGGCACTAGAGGATCGTCAAGACATGCAGTCTCAGATTCAGATGCAGATGAACATGCAGACACAACAGGCTGCCTCTGAGCAGAAGCAACAGACAGCACAGATTGATTCCCAGGCTAAGATTGCTATTAAGGAGGCTGAGACTAACTTTGCTATCCAGTTACTTGCAGCTGAGGTTGCTAGTAAGAAGGAGTTGATGCAGATCGAGTTCGACTACAATATGCAGCTTAAGGGTATCGAGACTGACAACATGATGAAGAGGGATACTAAGAAGGAAGACGCTAAGGATGAGAGAGTTAACAAGCAGGCAACGGCTCAGTCTAAGTTAATTGATCAGAGAAAGAATAACCTTCCTCCAGTAGACTTTGAGAGTAACGAGGACTCACTAGATGGGTTTGACTTGTCTGAGTTTAACCCTAGATAATAGGGTATTAGTTTTTTGACTAATTTTGTAGGATCAATGGCAGAGAAGAAGAAGACAGCGGCATGGACACGCTCAGAGGGTAAGTCAAAGACTGGAGGATTAAATGCTAAGGGTGTTGCTTCATACAAGAAGGAGAACCCTGGTTCAAAATTAAAGATGGCGGTTACAAAGAAGCCGTCAGAGTTAAATCCTGGTAGTAAGGACGCTGCACGCAGAAAATCATTCTGCGCTAGGATGTCTGGAGTACCAGGACCAATGAAGAAGCCAAATGGAGAGCCTACAAGAAAGAAGCTCGCACTTGATAAATGGAATTGTTAAATTAAATTAAATTAAATGAGTGATTTTAAAATTAGAATCGTAGACGGTAACGAATCGTCTATGGCAGAAAGAGAAGCGGAAGTTATTAAGGAGGCTGAATTACCAACTGAAGAAACAATCGTAGAAGAACAAACAGAAGACGTAACACCAGTTGCTGCGTCTAACGAGATAAATGACGATGTCGTTCTTTCACATATTAGAACAAAATACAACAAGGAGGTGGCCAGCCTAGATGACTTGTTTCAGGCAAACAATGAGCCAGAACAGTTAGACGCAGAGGTGGCTGCATTCCGTAAGTATAATAAAGAGACGGGTAGAGGAATCGATGACTTTGCAAAGTTAAGCAGAGACGTTGACAATATACCTACAAATAAATTGCTGTCTGAATTCTACAAGGATAACGGAGACGACGAGGAAGAGGTTGAGTATAGACTTAGTAAACTAAGCTATGACGAAGACTTGGACTCTGACGAAGAGATCGCAGATAGAAAGATGGCACTAAAACAAGAGCTAAAGAAAGCTAAGCAGTACTTTAATGAGCAGAAAGAAAAATACAACGTACCCCTTGAGTCAAGGGAGCCGTTAATTCAAGAAGCTGATAGAGAGGACTACGAAGCCTACAGAGCAAATAAGACCAGCAATACTGAATTGCAGGAGGAACAACAGAAGAAGTCGCAATACTTTGCTGAGAAGACTAATGAATTGTTCACCGATAAGTTCGAAGGTTTCGGATTTGATATCGATGGGGAAAGAGTTGTCTACAAGCCAGCAGATGTTAACGCTTTGAAAGAACAGTCTACATTAAATAACCTAATCAGTTCATTCTTGGACGAGAACGGTTTCTTAAAGGACGCTGAAAAATTCCACCGAGCAATGACTATAGCTGCTGATCCTGATAAGTTCGCAAAGTTCTTCACAGATAAGGGAATAGCGAAGGCTACGACTGGATTCGAGAAGGATGGAAAGAACATAGACATGGTTAGAGGTGGATCAACTCCAGCTCAGAAGTCTAGTGGGATCACAGTTAAGGTAGTAGACACTGGTCAGAATAATACTTTTAAAATTAAAAAACGCTAAAACAAAAACAAAATGGCTGGAATTCTTAACGTATCGCCAGGAGTTGAATTAACTCCTTCATCGGTACAATCAACATTACAAAACAATTACCTAACTGACTTCGATTTCTTGAATCAGTACCTTCCTGAGACTGACAAGAATGAGTTCGAAGGATACGGTAACCGTACAATCACTGGTTTCTTGCGTAACGTAGGAACTGCTGAAATCCCTTTCGCTTCTGACTTAATTAAGTGGTCTGAGCAAGGTCGTTTGCATACAAAGTATGCAGCATGTTCAATTACTTCTTATGCAGTTGGTAATGTTACAGCTGTATTAACTGTTACTGATGCTACAATTACTGCTTGTAACTTTAGAGTTGGTCAGGTTGTATTCTTGTCTCACAATGCATCAAATACATCTGATAAAGCTATCATCACAAATGTAACTGGTTTAACATTTACTGTTGCTTACTATGTTGCTGCTGGTGGTACTATTCCTGATACTGGAAATGCAGATATCACTGCATTCGTTTACGGTTCTGAATTTAAAAAAGGAACAGGTGGAATGGTTGGATCTTTGACTCCAGAACCAAATATCTTTGACGTTAAGCCAGTAATCATTAAGGATCGTTTTGAGATCTCTGGTTCTGACATGGCTCAAATTGGTTGGATCGAAGTATCTTCTGAAAATGGAGCTAACGGTTTCTTGTGGTACATCAAAGCTGAAGCTGAGACACGTCTACGTTACGAGGATCAATTAGAGATGATGTCTGTAGAGCACATCGAAGCTCAAAATGGTTCTGCTGCTGAGGCTTACTTGTCTACTAACACAGGTGGTGGTAATGCAGGATCTCAAGGTCTATTTGCTGCTATCGAAGATCGTGGAAATGTTTGGTCTGGTGGTAACCCATCTACAATGGCTGACTTTGATACAGTTATCGAGCGTCTTGATGGTCAAGGATCTATCGCTGAGAACACATTGTTCATCAACCGTCAGTTCTCTTTAGACTTAGACGATATGTTGGCTACACAAAACTCTTACGGAGTTGGTGGTACTTCTTACGGTATGTTCAACAACGATTCTGATATCGCATTGAACTTAGGTTTCACAGGATTCCGTCGTGGATCTTATGACTTCTACAAGTCAGACTGGAAATACTTGAACGACGCTACATTACGTGGTGGTCTTAACGGTGGTGGTGTAAACGGAGTATTGGTTCCTGCTGGAACAACTACAGTTTATGACCAAGTTCTTGGATCTAACGCTAAGCGTCCATTCTTACACGTTCGTTACCGAATGGTTAACAACGAAAATCGTAAGATGAAGTCTTGGATTACTGGTTCTGCTGGTGGAGCAACTAATAGCGACGTCGATGGAATGTTTGTAAATTACTTATCTGAACGTGCACTTTGTACATTAGGAGCTAATAACTTCTTTGAGTTCAAAAACTAATACCTTAGGGAGAGGCATAAGTGTCTCTCCCTATTTTTTTTACATATTATAATTTAAATCAAATGAAAAAAACAAATGAAACGAGGGATCGTGTATACGTCCTATCAGGAGGTAAGTCTCCATTAAGTCAGTACATCCCATCACGGGATACACGTCGTAGCCGTCTTCTTTTTACAGATGAGAATGGAAGCAATAGAGCTATGCGATATTCAATCAACCACAAGTCACCATTTATCGACGAACAAGATGATACAGCTATCTTAGAGCCTATCGTATTTGAAGAAGGCTTCTTGAAGGTATCAAAGAGTAATAAGTCTTTACAAGATTTCTTAGAGATTCATCCTGGTAATGAGCGTAATGGAGGAAGTGTATTCTATCTTTCTGATCCAGAGAAGGACGCAGAAGAGAGAATGGCTGAGTTAGATCTAAGAACTGACGCGATTATCGCTGTTAAGTCTTTAGACTTTAATACACAACTTGCTATCGCTCGTACATTATTGAGTGGTAACGTAGACAAGATGTCTACATCTGAGATTAAGTATGACCTTATGCGTTATGCAGAGGCATATCCACAAGATTTATTAGATGCTATTGGAGATCCAGATATCGACTTAAACAACCTTGCTGCTAGAGCGTTCAAAGATGGTTACGTAACACTGAGAGGTGGAAAGGACATCTTCTATAACATAGCAGATAATAAAAAGAAAATTCTTACAGTACCTTTTGGATCAGACCCAACAGATATGTTAGCCTCATGGTTACACTCTGATGCAGGTTTAGACTTCTTTAAGATACTTGAAAATATGTATGCAGAATAATTAGTATATTTGCACTTTATTATTAACCCATAAATTTTTTAAACATGGAAAAGTTTTTATCTATCCCAGTTACTGGGGAACAAAGTCAATTAGTTTCAGCTACAGGAATCGTTCTTATTGAACAAGCATCTACAGCTACAGTTACTATTGCTTACAAAGATGCTTTAGCGCCTGGTACTAGTAAATTAGTTACTATTACTCATGCAACAGCAGGAACAGGTGTAGAAACTATGCGTGATGCAATTCAAGCAGCAGTTATTGCAGCTTTGCAAACTGTTTGGACTAAACCAGCTTATGCGGTAACTAACTTACCTTTCGCTGTATCTGGTATTGCTATTGCTTAATTTATAGCAAACTACTACTACTAAAGGGTGCTCATAACGAGTGCCCTTTTTTTATTATCTTTGTATAAATTATAGAGATGATCGATAACGTCAGAAATACAGTACTTTCAATTATAAGTAAGGACAATAGAGGATACATAACCCCAGAGGAGTTTAATCTATTTGCCAAACAAGCTCAGATGGAGATATTTGAAGGGTACATGTACGACTATAACAACGCTATATCTAAGCAGAATGCTAGGATGATCAATGATGGTTATGCTAATATTTTAAATAAGTTAGAGGAGACGATTGATATATTTAGACCTGCGCCTTCTACACTTACCTATGCATCATTAAATTTTTTATTGCCTTCTGATATATTTTTCATAAACTCAGTTATATATAACAATACCACTGAGGTTGAGAAGGCTCCGTATAATATATTGAACCTGCTGTCTTCTAATATGACTGCACCTAGTGAATTGTATCCAGTATATACGCAAGGGGCAAATAAAATTAAGGTATATCCAAATACTATAATAACTAACGTTAAGCTAGACTACATCAGAACTCCTGCCGATCCTAAGTGGACATGGTCTACTCTATCTGGCGGTGAGCCTTTATTTAACCAGGGAGCAGCTGACTATAAAGACTTCGAGCTTCCACCAGTTGATGAGCCAAGGTTAGTAGTTAAAATACTTCAGTATGCTGGAATCTCTATTAGAGAGGCTGAAATAGTTCAGGCAGCTAAGACTGAAGAGATACAAGATAAACAAGAAAAAAATTAATAGATGACTCCAGAACAGTACTACGCAGATCCTGAGAATTGGGGATCGTATCAGTATACACCGATGGTTGATATCGTTAACAACTTCACGTACATGTACGTTGGTAATGATAAGCAGCTAAACAATGTAAGACGTACAGAGATTATCTTCTATGTTAAGGAGGCTGTAAAACTATTGAACTTTGATGCGAAGGTTAATCCATTAAAGGCGATTGAGCTTACTGTTGGTGACGACTTGAAGTTTATACTTCCTAGTGACTACGTGAACTATGTTAGGATATCCTTAGAGGTAAACGGAGTACTTAGACAACTATTTGAGAACAGACAAGCTAACACAGCTGTTGGGTATCAGCAGGATGTAAACGGTGACTTGATATTTGATATCAACGGAAACGTGATGACTGAGATATCAGCACTTGACCTAGCTAGAGTTAACCCATCTCAGTACAGTGGTCCTGGACCATATGATGGTTACTACGGATGGTTTCTAGATGACGAGTGGTACTTCGGATACTCGATAGGCCCAAAGTATGGACTTGATACGAGTGAGATGAGTGTAGGTCCAACATTTAGAGTAAACAATGGAGTTATAGACTTCAGCTCTGGTATGGCTAACCAGTCACTAGTTATTGAGTATATCTCTGACGGAATTGTTAGTGACGATAAGATTACTATTCATAAGTTCGCTGAGGAGTTTGTATACAGATACATTAAGTGGAAGCTACTTAATAATAAGTATGGAATTCCAATGTACGAAAAGAAGATGGCTAGAGACGAGAAGCAGGCTGAATTTAGAAATGCTAAGCTAAGACTTAGTGACATTCATCCTTCTAGACTATTAATGAGCCTTAGAGGTAGAAGCAGACAGATTAAATAAGTATGGCAGATTTAACCAATACATTTGTAAATGGCGCAATGAATAAGGACCTAGATGAGCGATTAGTGCCACTTGGAACTTATAGAGATGCCTTGAATATTGACGTAGATACAGACGAATCTTCTAATGTAGGATCTGCTAGAAATGCTTTAGGTAATACAAATGTAGGTAACATTGATACTATAGTATCTCCACTATCTACTACTAATGCAGTTACAATTGGAGCTGTAAAGTATGAGGCAACAAACTTAATTTACTGGTTAGTAAATAGTCCATTGTTTGATGCTATATTTGAATATAACGAAATTACTGGAGTAACAGAGAGAGTACTTCAATGTAATAATATTAGTGGAAAAACTACTCTTAACTTCAATACTGCATATATTGTAACTGGAATCAACTATATAAACGGGTTCCTATACTGGACAGATGACTTTAATCCTCCAAGAAAAATAAATATTTCAAGAGCAAAGTCTTACTCAATTGATGATGCTAGGATTGCTGACGATATAGATGTTATACTTGCTCCACCATTGAGTGGTCCAGTTATTAGATTATGGAATGATGGTACTCAGTCTAACAACATATCCGAGAAGTTTATGTACTTCTCATATAGATACAAGTATATTGATGGTCAATATAGCTCAATGTCTCCATTCTCAGCTGTTGCATTTGAACCAAAAGAATTCTTATTAGACTACTCAATAGGATTTAATAAGGCGATGGTTAATAATGCTAACTCTGTTGATATAACCTATAACACTGGCGGTAAGAATGTAGTAGAGATACAGATTTTAGCTCATGACGTTCGTAACTTAAATACAAGTGTTATAGAGTCATTCAATAAGGAGGAATTAAGTATTCCTGATATGGCTCTTGAGACATTCAAGTTTAACAATAATAAGACGTACACTATAATTGCTCAAGAGCAACTAACAAGATTATTTGATAATGTTCCACTTACAGCAAAGGCACAGGACTTTGTGGGTAATAGAATAATGTATGGTAACTATACACAGTTCTATGACATCGTAGACTGTAACGGTATAGATATAAATATAGACCTTGGTGTAGATTATACTTCTGTATCTACTCCAGTAAATACTCCAATACAGACCTGGAGATCTGATAGAGACTACGAGATAGGTATTGAATACTTGGATAAATATGGTAGACATACTACGGTACTGACATCTGAAAATAATACTATATATATACCACCTTCTCAGTCAGCAAGTGGAAATAGCTTACGAGTTAATATAAATAATATTCCGCCATGCTGGGCGACTAACTATAGACTAGTTGTAAAGCAGAGTAAGAAATCATACTATAACATCTTTCCAATTATATTTTATTCTGTTGGAATGGATAGATATATGCTTATAAACGAGTCAGATAGAGATAAGTTTTCTGTTGGAGGATACGTGATATTTAAGTCAATATCAGATGGACCTACATTCTCTAATAAAGAATTTAAAATACTTGAACTAGCATCAAAAACTGCTGGACAAGTTACATCTGGATCTTTACC